TCAGGTGGAGCTAGCCTTCGGGCGGCGCTTGGGGGTGCGGCTGCGGGGACGCGGTTTCGTGGTGGAGCTGGTCTCGGATGCGGGTTGGGCATCCGCTTCGCCGCTGATCTCGCCGGAGGGCTTCGACTCCGAGGCGGCGTCGGGATCGGCGCTTGAGGGCTGCGCGACTTCCGGTTGAGGTTCGGGCTCTTCGACGGGTGCCGGGGCTCCCTCCTGGGCCTCGTCAGCAGCGGCGCTTTCGGGCTGCTGGTCACCTTCAGGCGCCGAGGTTGGATCGGACTCGATCTCCGGGTCACTGTCGCCGACGGGGCCAGGTTCGGTGTCGGTCGCGGGCTCGGGGTCTTCAACGACGTTGGACGGCGTCGCGTGGGCTTCGGGGCCACAGTCGCGAAGCGAGGTGCCCGTGGCCAGCGGGGCCTCATCCATCACTTGCGTGAGTGCACTGTCGAACAGATCTATCCATGGCCGGTGGCCGACGTAGCGGGGTTTGTAGTCGAAGGCGGGGAGGAGGTCGTCTTCGAGGGTGCGCAGGATGATGAGTTCCGGATCTTCGTCGGCTTCGGTGACGAGGGTGGTCGCCTTGTTGTAGCGGTGACCTTCAGGGAGGCGTGCAGCGACTTGCGCTTCATAGAGGGCGTGGTCGGCAAGGGCGGCGCTGTCGAGGAGCGGGGGTGCGGCGCTGCCGGTGATCCAGAGTTGGACGGTGGTTCCGCCGAAGATGGGGCGGAAGCTGATGCCTCGTCCGTCGCTGTAGATGAGGTGGGCTGCGCCGTCGGCGGGTGCTTCGGCGTCGATCGCCCAGTCTCCGCCGAGGCTTTGGGCGAGGTGGGCCGCAGCTTCTCGAACTGCGGCATCGGTGATGAGCATGTGTGGTTCTCCAAGAGGTCTGCGGGTGAACCGGCAGGTCCGCCCCCTACAGGGACGGGCCGAGTACGGCTATGCGGGGCGCACTTCGTCGCCGTCGTCGAGGAGCATCGAAAGGCTGGAGCCGCCGTCCCAACTGACGGAGAGGATGGAGAGGCTGGCATCGAACCGGTGGACGGTGCCTTCGTCGCCGGGTTTGAGTTCGGTGTGCGAGTCGGTGGTGTGCACGAGGGCGATGCGGTCGCCCTTCTTGTAGGTCATCTGCGCTCCAGTTGTGATGTGTTTTGGAAGTCGTGGTGGGCCGCCACCACGACCCCGCCGATTGACGAGGCCGTGGTGGCCGACTGCTAGGCGTCGTGGTCGCATACCTCGGTGGGGCAGGCTCCGCAGTCGAAGCAGTGGTCGCATGCACAGGCCTCGCAGCCCGGCTCCTGGCACCGGACGTCGTGGCTGCGGCAGTACGGGAATGTGAACGGCGGCTCTTCCATGACTCCCCTCCCCTTATGGTTCTATTCTATATGCATTTAGGGGGGAGTTCAAGATCGGATAAGGCAATTTCCGCAGGTCAGGCCGCTACATTGCGCACCAGGGCTTGGACCTTCCGGATGGCCGCGAGGAAGACAGCCTGCGAGTGCAGTCGATCGCGCCGTTCCAGGGACTCCAGTGCCTCCCTGGCGGCCCTGGCGGGCACGTTGCCTTCGTGCAGGATGTCGCCGCACCCGATGAGTACGTGCGGGCCGAGGTCCCAGAGGATCGCGTTGACGGCCGCGCCCGCCGCCGCAAGGGGGTCGATGTCCGTCAGCGACCACCCGAACTGGTGCGGGTCGATGCCGCGTTCGCGCATGACCTGTACGGCTGCGCGGTACATGCCACCGGTCCCGCCCGCAGGCTCGTCGAACTTCATGCCCTGCTCAAGCGGCATGTCGTCGAGCAGCATCCTGTCCATCAGGTAGGCGACGTCCGGCGGCGTGTGTATCTCCGCGAGTGCGTCGTGAGCGCCTTTGGATCGCATGACGGCAAGCAGGGTTCCGATCACGTCGGTGGTGGAGCGGAGATCGGGGTCATCGCTTGTGGTCAGGTGCAGGAGCCCGTTGGTGAGCGCGGCCTCGACGACGGCTCGTACGGCAGCGGCTCGCCGAGCGTCGGGCTTCTCGTCGTCGACCCACTTGTGCAAGGGCGTGGCCCGGTCGATGAGGTCGGGTCGCATGATCCACATGCGAGCCCAGCACTCGCGGAAGGCGGCCAGCAGCTCGGTGTCGTCGAGACTGAGCCACCAGTCGGCGGCGAGGTACGCGTCCGGGCCGCGCAGGGGCCATAGGGCGAGCGCGGCGACCGCACCAATGGGGATTTCGATGCTGTTCCCCCCGTGCGCCTGGTGCCAGGCGTAGCTGACGGCTTCCGCCAGCTCGAAGGCGTGGGCGTGCGGGTTCCTCTGTGACGGGCGGTAGTGGCCCAGCGTGCGCTTGACGGCAGCGAGCGCGGGGCGGGGCTGGGTGGCGATTGTGACGGGTTGGGGCGCTGGCGGCAGATCGGTGAGGAATCTGCGGGGCGGTGCCGCGGGGGCGGCTGGGGCGCGCTGCTCCTCAGGCTCGCTGGCGTCGGCGAACAGGTCGAGTTGGCTCATGCGGTCTCCTGGATTCGATTCGATCGAGGCGTCCCGTGGCGGCCTGCGGGCCGCCACGGGGTGAAGGTCAGCGCGCTGCGCGCTACATGCGCCGGAGCGTGGCGGCGGGGTCTTCGGTGTGACCCGTCGCCGAGTGCGCGGCGTGCCGCAACAGCTCGGTCAGTTCCTCGGTGGTGACCTGGGCGAGCAGGTCCGTGAGGCTGAGGTGACGTTGATCAGCGCGGCGGTAGGGGTATCCGAGAGCCAGGGTGAGCACGATGCCGGAGACGAACTGGTCCGTGCATTCACCGCAGAGGCCGAGCTGACGGCCGATGCTGTGGACAGCACCGGCGTCGGCGAGGAGAGCCGACTTCGGTATGGCCTCGTGGGCAAGCCTGGCTGATTCCTGCTCCCGCTGTACGAACGCCTCCCAGTTCAGGCGGGCGTCGGCTTCTCGGCCCTCAGCCTTGAGAGCGGCACTCGCGAGGGTGGCCTCGAAGCGGGTGGTCGAGAGGGACCGCAGGACGTACTGATCGGGCGTGAGTCCGATGTGGGCCACGGCAGGGTTGCGGGATTCACCGCTGAAGAGGTGAAGGGTGACCAGTAGCGCGGCCTCGACCGTGGTGGGACGGAGGCTCAAGCGACTCACGACGCTCGCGCACAGGTCCTTCAACATGTCGGGGTTCATGTCATTCTCCAATGGGGTTAGTTGGGCCGCTGGTTGGCGGCGAGGTACGCCTCTGCGGTGGCATGGCGTGCCGGGTTGGTGACGAGCTCTTCGGCCCACTTCCGGCCAGCAATCTCTGCGGCAACGTCTTGGTCGGGCGCGGCAACGACATAGGCATGACGGCCAGATGCCTCCAGTTCGGCGCACCGTTTGCCGTGGGCGGCGTCGTCACTGGGAGGAGGCTGGACACCGGTGATCGTCATCTCTACGGGGGTCGGTTCGTGGTAGATGTCCCACCACTGCGGGCCGGGTGGACTGGTCACGGCTCTCCTTCGGGGTACGGCGGGGGCCAACAGGCCTGTCATGCCTGGGGGTTCGGGGTGGGATAGCGCGCATGGACTTCCGCCATCACTCCGGCGATGTAGTTCATGAGGGTTCGGATCTGCTTCCTGTCGCCGCCCAGGAACAGGGCCAGGTCGAAGACCTCGGAGGCGGCGGTGTAGTCGAGGAGCTGCCGGTACTGCTCGACGGTGAGGGTGATCAGCTGCTCCGGGCGCAGCGCCCAGGCGGCGACGGCGGCATTTTCGGCGAGGCGCAGGGCAGCGCGCAGCGTCTCGTCGTCCGGCGAGCGGGTTATGAGGATCAGGAACATGGCGCCGAAGTGGTGTTCGGGCGTGTTGAACGTCGGTATCGAGGGGCGGGCGGACATGGGTACCTCCGGTTGGGATACGAGCCGCCCTCGAATGCTTCTTTTCTATATGCATCGAGGGGAGGGGGCGGCTATTTCTCGGACAGACAAGGGGGAAGGTCAGGCCTGAACGATGTCCACGACGAGCGCGGTGGCGTTGTCGGCGAACTCGTCCGCACCGGCGGCCATCGCGTCTTCGACGACCAAGGCTGCGGCGTCCTTCGCGTCGTCGGCGAGGTCGAGGATTCCGCCGACGTCTTGACCTCGTGCTTCGAGCGGCGCGTACGCACCGTCGGTGCACAACAGCAGTCGGCGTGTGTGACCTCTCTCGGTGGTGGCCGTGCCGATGTCGCCGTTCATCAGGCAGGAGGTGACGAAGTTCCGGTCGTACGGCCCGGCGGTGCGCCCTCGGCTGCGTAGGTCTTGGGCGTAATTGTGATCGTGGGTGAGGGGTTGGGATATGCCGATCGGGGCCAGTCGGTACGCCCGCGCGTCGCCGCACCAGGCGACGCGGATGAGGGGCGACCGATGGTCGGCCACGGCAACGACAGCGACGGCGCTCGGGTCGGTGCGGGGGTCGAAGTCCCACCGCAGTTCGTTGCGGGCCTGCACTCGCGCCGCCGCGAGGGCGCGGGCGGGGCTACCGTGCCGGGCCGCCTCCCTGGCGATGACGTGTGCGAACCTTTGGGCGAAGCGGCGGACTTGGGGCCTGTCGCCGATTCCGTCGAGGACGGCGAAGGCCCACCGGCCGGTGTTCCTGTTCCGCTTGATCGCGTAAGCGTCGCACTGATAGCTCCGGCCGCCGCAGTGCTGGACCGCGCTCACCTTGAAGCCGATGGTCGTCGTCGCCCCGGAGAGCAGACCTGCTGCACGCTGGATTGCCTCGGCGCTGAGTTCGGGCAGGGGCGTGAGGTCGCCGGCGCGGTTGGTCGCGCCGGTGATCACGACGGGGCCTCGCAGGAGGGGCGGTCGGCTTCCCCCGGTGATGCTCATCCACGCCTGCCGGGCGACGTCGTTCACCGACTCGGTGCCGTGTCCGGCATGGACGACTGCCCGGCGGCCAAGCCGGTGCGCATGAGGGGCTTGGATGTAGAAGCCGATGCCGTGAAGCTGATCGGCACGCCGCGAGTCGAGCAGTAGTTCTTCGACTTCGCCGTTCGAGGAGACCAACAGAGCGGGCGTTGTGGCGATCATCTGAGGGGTCCAATCGTGCGAGGGGGGAGACCCCGGGGGTTGACAGGAAGGGGAACTGCGATGTCACGCGGGTCGGGCAGCGGGTGAACGTAGTAGTAGCCGGGCGGATGTGCCTTCAGATCAGCGAGCTGAGCGAGGAGGGACACGTCGGCGGTGAGCCTGTCCCAGACGGGGTCCGGCTGCTTGAGCAGGTCATATCGAAGAAGGAGGCGCCCGCCGGTGCCGTGCAGGAGCCGCAGGTCGTAGCCGAGATCTCGACGGGTGGCAACGAGTGTGCCGATGCGGGGCTCGATCTTGATCGCCTCCAAGCGGATGCGTCGGAGCAGCGCGAGTGCAAGGCGGCGAGTAGCCGCGCACACTTGCTGATCTGCGGGTGGACAGGGGTCTGGAATTCTCACGTATGGCTCCTTGGCGTAGGTCCGCCCGGCGGCCGGGATGTGCTGATCACCGGCCGCCGGCGAAATCGTTGGGCTAGTTGGCTCCGCCCATGGCCCAGTGGACGCCCCGCTTCTCGTCCGCCTCCTGGCGGCGGTGCAGCGCGAGGCGAGCGTCGCGCTCCTCGGCGCTCTCCTGCCACATGCGGATGTCGGTGATGTCCACGTGTCGGTACTGATCGGCGACGATCGCGGCGGCAGCCTCCGCGCCGAGGGCTTCCTCGCCGTTGTTCAGGAAGGTTCCCGACCCTCCCGCGTGACGGCCGGGAAGCTTGGTCCAGTAGCACTGGGGGTTGCAGGCGCAGCGATAGGAGTAGCTGATCTTCCAACGGCGACTGTTCAGTCGCTCTTCGCGGTTCACAGAAGCCCTCCTCCCTCAGCCCACGGGGATGGCGGAGTTCTGCAGATCCAGGAAGATGCAGGCGGCTGCGGCCGTGGGCATGTGGGCGGCCACGATCTGACCGTCCTCATCCCAAGTGAGGAGTTGGATCACGACGTCGAGCAGTGGTTCGGGGAGCGTCTGCCGCCAGTCGTCGTAGTCGGTGCCGGGGAACCACTCCTTGCAGGTCCGCCGCAGCGCGCCCGCGATCGCCTCGGCCAGCCGGTCCGCCTGGGCGGGGCTGATCTGCTCGGCACTCAGGCGTCGGCGGATGCCCTCGGGACTGAAGGGGTCTGTCACGGTCTCTCCTGATGGTCCAAGAAGGGGGCCACATCCCCCTTCTTTCTGGTTCTATTCTATATGCATTTGGGAGGGGGGCAAGATTTTCGGCGATTTTTCTTGATCACTGAGAGACTTTATTTCCGCAGGTCAGAAGCCGTTTCCACAGGGCTGAGGTCTCGTATGTGGAGGACGAGCCGCGCTCCCTCGACCACGTGCCCCATGCGCATGTCCGGGCCTACGACGCGCGTGTGGTCGTCGTCGTCCAGGACGCCTTGATCCACAAGCCCGTCGATGCATGCCTTGAAGCTGGGGTACCAGTTGGCGGGGTCTCTCCTCTGTCCGTCCTCGGGGTGCAGGACGCCGATGATGTGGACCCGTTCCAGGTGTGGCACTGCGCGCGAGGCGGCCCAGGCAGCGCGCCGCAGCACTCTGGTGATCTCCGCGCGCTTGTGGTGGTGAAGCCGCTGGTTGGCGTTCAGGAGCGTCAGCCGGGGCGGCAGCGCGACCCTGAACTGGCGGCCTGTCATCCCTTCGAACCAGTCCGGTTCCTGCTCGGCCAGAACGCCGACCGGGGGAACTGCTGTGGGCGTTGCCGACTCTGTTGTGGCGGGGGCGTATCCGCTCCGACGCGGCACGCCGGCGTTGGTGATGGCCGACGCGTGCAAGGCGGAGATCAGCATGAGGCGGCGCCTGCAGCCAGTCGTGGCGTCGGCGACCAGGGCGCGCATGTCCCCCGGGTTGTACTGCTCGATCCGTATGCGGATGCTGTCCCGCGGGTCGCAGGCCGCGAAGATCCGTCCGGGCTTGATATGGGTCACGCGCGGCCCCGGTCGACGAGATCCGACAGGGCCTTCGCCGCCAGCGCCGCCGGCCACGCGGCGACGACCAACGCGAGGTACAAGGCGACGGCGCCCGGCCGGAGTTGGCAGACCAGTCGCAGGGTCGGGTCGTGGGCGAGCAGCCTCCGGAAGGAGTCCGCCAGGATCACGGCTCCCGCTGCCCATGCGAGGAGGACAAGCAGGGCGAGCACGCTGGTCACGACTCCACCTTTCTGGTGTCGACGTGAACCCAGACGGTGTGAAGGACGCGGGATCGGGCCAGGCGCAGGGCGAGGGAAGCGGTACGGCCGTTCGGGTGCGCGGCGAAGCCCGCGCAGATGGCGGGGGCATCGGTGCCGAGCGTGGCGTGGCAGACGATGTGCCCTTCCTGGGCGATGGCGTTGGCGACCATTTCTGCCACGCGCCCCTCTTCCAAGCGCATCAGGTTGCCCGGCCGGAAGATGCACGTGCCGCATCGCCCCGCGCAGATCCGGACGCTCCATGTCGCCGGGTCGGCAACGTCGTGGCGCAGTCCGTCGGGCGAGTAGGTGGCCGAGCTGGTCATCGATCGGCCCCCGGAGTGGCGGCGCGCACCGCCTCACCGGTCGCCGCGAGAAGCATCTCCAGGCAGTGGGAGAACAGTTCGGGGTCTGGCGCAGTGAAGGCGGCCCCGTAGAGGGCTAGCGTGGTCGCGGTGTCCCCGTTGGCGAACGCGGTGATGAAGCGTGCTGCGAAGAGGTATGGCTGCGGGACGATGTCCTCGGGACGGCTGCCGTCGGAAGTCAAAATGATCCAAAACGCCGTGTCAGCATCGAGTCCCTGCATCTTCGCCAAGGCTGCCTTCGCCATGACTGCGAGTCCCGTCGCGACGCCGTACATCAGCGAGGGCGTCCCGTTCCGCGCGAGGTCCGCCAGGATTTCCTGAGCCTGGTCGTGGCGCCCCTCCGTCCAGTGGGAGACTGCCTCGACGAGTCGCTCGGCGACCGTCGGGAGCGTCTCCGGGGCGCCCCCGTTCGTCGGCATGACCGGCACAGACCAAGTTGCGGGCTGGCCCGCGACCTCTCTCCAGCCGTTAACCGTCTCCGGGGTTCGGGCGTCGGGTCGGATCATGTAGCCGTGCTCGACCAGCCGGTGACCGGCGCTGGCCGGGCGGAAGCTACCCCAGTCGAGGAAGAGGTGCACCAAGTAGACGCCGTGGTCCTCGTCCAGAACTCGAATCCGGAAACCGTCCGGCGTGCCGGTGCATATTGCGGTCAGGTGCTTCACTGCGATTCCTCTCGGTTGGTCAGGGAGCGTCGGGGAGTTCGAGCTGCTGCGCGGCCTGTTCCTCCGCGTCCAGCGGGTTCGGTCCAGGGCGGTAGTGGGGCAGGCACCGGGGGCACTGCTGCTCCACGGCCCGGCGGTGAGCGCGCGATCCGGCAGCCGTGCCGCACGATTTGCGGATGACCGGGACTGGCAGCTCGGTGGGGTCGGCGTCCGGCAGCTCATGGATGATCTCGCCGTTGAGCCAGATCCGGCCGCCACAGATTCCGGTGAACAGGCTTTTGGCTGGGACGACTTGCCGGATGCATGCGGCCCGGAAGGGGCAGCCTCCGCAGACGTAGAGGACCGGCTCGCAGATGGCGACCAGTTCGATGCCGTTCTTCCATCTGTCGTCGGCAACGGCGAAGTCCTCGTCGCCGAAGCACGGGGCGTGAGAGGTGACGTGGGTGCCGATCAGGGTTCGTGATCCGGTCATAGGACGGGCTCCAATCGCTGGCCTATCCACCGGGCGACGTTGACCGAGACCGCGTTGCCTGCCTGCGCGGTCTGCTCGGCCTGGTTGCCGTAGACGACGTACTTCTTGGGGAACCGCTGCCCTTCGAGCTGTTCGCGGGGCTTGAGCATCCGGAAGTAGCAGTCGTTGATGTCCGGGGCGTTTTGCACCAGAGCGGCTGAGTCGCGAGTGGAGAGGGTGTGAACGGGTTCGGCAGCCGTCTTCACCGCGGCCTTGCGGTACGGCACGACGAGGGTGTTCCGCGCGCGGTCGGGCACTGTGCCGGCGTGCGTGACGAGGCCGTGGTGGTTGCCCTGGGCGGTAACGACGCTGAGCGGGTCGCTCGCGGGGCTGGCGGTGGCGTGGTTGCGGTACTCGATGATGAACGGGTCCATCGTCAGCAGGGCTTCGCTCTCGCGGGTGGTGCGAGTACGCATCGGAACGTCGAGGGGGACGGCGTCGGTGTTCCACGAGCCGCCGGTCGGCACCAGAAGCGCATCGCCCTGCTTCACCGTCCGGACGGGCATCGGCCGGTCCTCGACGGCGTACGCCCTGTCCCCACCGTCTTTGCCATGGGTGAGCGAGATCGAATAGGGACGCCAGGGGAACTTGAGGCGGCCCGCGCGGATGCGATCCATGGTCGTATCCGCGAGGGGCTTCTTGCGGTCGCCGATCCGCTTCCCGAGGTCGCTGAAGTCGATGATGTCGCTGGCCGGGCGAACATACGGCTCGACCATGGCGTGGCGGCAACGGGTGTTGGGGCAGCGGTAGATGTAATCGCGCCGGTATTTCCCGATGCGCAGGCCATCGGTCTTGGTCCACGACTGGACGGCGTGCACGTCCTCACCGCAGTCGACGCAGGGAGCGAGCGGCCTGGGCTCCAGGTCGGGCTTGCGCATGGTCTTGAGGGTGAAGACCACGTACATCCGATCACGCCACTGCGGGGCGCGTAGGTTGACCTCGTCGCCGACGTGGGCGCTACTGACGCACACGATCTGGTACTGGTATCCGAGCAGTTCCATGGCTTGGAGCCAGGTCGCGAACAGGATCCAGTCCAGGCCGAATTCGACGACGTTCTCGACGACGACGGCCTTGAACCGCTTGGCTTCAGCAGCGCGCACCACGCACCAGGCGGTTACCCGGGTCGCCTCGAAGGCGTCCTTGGTGAGGGACTCCCAGTCGTCGCGTTCCTCTTCGAGCAGGTCGAGGAGATCGAGTTGGTTGGTCTCTCGGGCCTTGCCGCCCGCGGGGCTGATCTCGGTGCAGATGACGGATGCCCATACGGCGTCGGCCTTGGGCAGCATGCGCATGGGGAAGCCGTCGCTGAGCGTCATGACGGCGTGCTCACAGTTGGGATGGTTGGCGGCGTGCGTCTCGATCGCGAGCCGCCAGTGGTTGATGCCGAGCAACAGCTCGTGCCCGGCTTCGACAAGTCCGGTGCTGCTGCCGCCGGCGCCACACAAAAGGTCAATCCAGGTGGCCATGTGGGTAGTTGTTCTCCAAGAGGTCCTTCGTGCCCGGCCCCGCGTTGCGGGGCCGGGCAACGGCCGAGATCAGTGAGTGCGGAGACCGCCGTGCGCCTGCGCACGGCGCAGGAAGTTCATCCAGAACCGCCATATCGGGTCGCCGACGGGCATCTCAGCGACGGCCACGCCCGGGTGGGCGTCATAGGTGGCGAGGGCAGCGGTGATCTCGGCGATCGTCACGAGGAAGCCCTCCGTGGAGTAGAGCTTGTATCTGGGGATTCCGGTCGGCTTCGGCTCCGAGGCGTCCTTGGCAGCCTGGTACGCAGCTCGGAACTCGGCGATGCGATTCACCGTGTTCAAGTCAGGCACGATGCCGGGCTGGAAGTTCGCGTGGGTCAGCCCGTAGGCGGACAACTCGGGGTAGGACGGGACAGGCAGCTCGACGAGCATGCCGAAGTTGTTCATCGCGTCGAGGGTGCGCGGCATCGCCGTGAAGGCGAACCGGAAGTAGTTCTCGTCTCCTACGGCAGGCTTGCCGTCAGGGGTCTGGATGTAGACGTCGTATCCCACGGGGTTGTTCTCCAAGAGGTCTCCGGCTGCCCGGCCCGGAGTCGGGCCGGGCAGCACGTTCAGCGGTGGGCGGCATGGCGGCGGTGGACTTCGCCGTGCGTCGTGCGGCGCGGGTCCCGGCTGCGGGCCTCCCAGCGGAACTCCGCGATGACGATCACGGTGAGGCCGACACCGACACCGAGCGCGAGCACGAGCAGTGCGTACAGCGCGTGCAGTTCGGTCACCGCGCCACCACCTCGTAGCGAGCCGGGCAGGGCTGAAGGAGCTGCATGCACGCGACGAAGACCCCGTGGGCGTCGTTGGTCGCGAGTCCGTTGTCCAACGCGGCCTGGGCTCGGGCTCGTTCGGCCTCGTCCTGCGGGTGGGCGATGACGCAGGCGCAGCGGCGCTTGCCGGTCTCCTCCGCCGGATTCGGCGGGACCTCTTCGACGTCCGCCATCAGGCGATCACCCGCCCGGTGGACGCGAGGTAGAGGATGCCGACCCCGTCGTTCAGCTCCCACACCGTGAGCGGCCAGTCCGTACTGCCCTGCGCGTGGACGCACGTCCAGCCCTTCGCCGCCATGGCGCGCACGAAGTTGGCGTACTCAATGAGGGCCGTGCCGGTGTCGGTGAGAGGGCCGTGGAGCAGCTTGGACACCGGCAGGCGCTGCGCTGTCACGCCCCGGAGCCGGACGGAGATCAGGTCGATGACGCGTGGCGCGAGGCGCCGCTCGGTGACGAAGGTCGTGATGGCCTGGATGAGCGGGACGGTGTTGTTGCCGTGTCCCGCCTGCTCTCCGTTCTCCGTGGAGTCGTAGAGCACCTCGTCGATGTTCGGGTTGTCGTCGTGGCGGCGCTTGACGTGGAAGCCCTCCAGTGCGGCCGGGTCCATGGGCAGGTCCTCGACCGAGGAGATCCACAGATGCGAGCCGTCGGTGAGCTCGGCGGTGATGGCGAAGGCGTTCCCGGACTCGACGTTGGTCACGAGCGGGATGCGGCGCAGCGCGGTGATGACCGGCTCGTACGCGCTCCACAGGTTCAGCCAGAGCGGGTCTTCGGTGTTGTTGTGCACGGGCATCGGGGCCAGCGGCGCCAGGTCGTTGCTCACAGTTCCTTCTCCAAGAGGTCGCGCGCAAGTCAACAGTACAGAGTTGGGATCTATCTCAGGGTAAATTGATGCCGCTCGCGCTCACCGCGGGCGGGCGACGAACACCAGCAGGGGTGCCGCGCGCCGCCCCTCTCGCACCTGTCGCGCTCGCGCGGTCAGGGCCTCCAACTCGTCGACGCGATGACCGACGACGTCGGCGATGTCCTGCGCCTGGTGGGCGAGTTCGCGGGCCTGCATCAGCGCCCTGTGGTTGTCGCGGTGGTCGAGGTGGATCTCGGCGCCGCCGATGTCGTCGAGGAGTTCGCCGACGACCTCGTCCCGCACGGGCTTGGCGTGCCCCAGCCCGCCGAGGTGCCGCTCGCAGTCGACCAGGTCCTTCAGGTCGGCGATCCGGATGAGCAGGTCGCCGACACCCTCGGGGTCCTGGCGGTAGAGGTCGGCGAGGCCGTGGATCTGCTCGCGGGCGGCGGCGGCGCCGTCGAGCACGATCGCACCCTTGTGGCAGTGGCGAAGTGTGGGCAGGTAGTCCATGTCGTCCTTCCGATCGAGAGGGGGCTCCTCCCCCTTTCTGGTTCTATTCTATATGCATTGCCGGTGATGTCCACATTTTCGGCGAATTTTTCTTTCAGGGGTCTAAGTTTTCCGCTGGCTGCGTTCCTTCTGCGCTCGTACGGCCGCACGCGCGGCCTTGCGCGCCTCATCGGCCGCTTCCGGGTGCTCCTCTACTCGCTGTCGGCGTCTGGCGGCTTCCTCGTACCAGTCGTCCCAGAAGCGCCCGCGTACCCGCTGCTCCTCCTCCTTGGCCTCCTCCTGTTCCCTCCGGCGTCCTGCGCGCGGGTTCGTGCCGCAGCCACGGCAGGAGGCAGCAGGGCGTCCTCGGTGCTTCGTGCAGCCTCTCGGCGGCTCCCCTCGCTCGGCAGCGGAGCCGTCTGGCGGAGCGGACGAGGGCTCCCCTGCGGCGTCAGCCGTGGGGGTAGGGGGGAAAGGAAGGACAGAGGAAGAACCAGGAAAGGAAGGGGTTCCACCACTGGAACCCAGTGGGTTCCTCCCGTGAAACTCACCGGGTTCCACCGGTGGAACCCGGCTGTCCTGCCCGTCTGGGTTACCCCCGTGGAACCCTGCCTCTTCGCCTGGGTTCCCCGCGTGGAACCCAGCCTCGACCTGCGACGATTCGGCCTTCTCTCGGCGAGCGGTCTCGCGGTCATCGACGTCTTGATATGTCATCGCAGGCTTTGCGGGAGCCGACCGCGTGACTCCGGAGCGGGCCTTGTTGGGGTTCTTCGGAGCAGCCTTGCGGGCCTCCAGTCGCTCCTTGAGCTCCGGCGTGGTCGGCGTGGGCGGTACCCCGAGAGGGAAGATCCGGTAGACCGCCGACCGTCCCGCCTTGCCGACCTCCACGCGTTCGACAAGCCCTTTGGCTATCAGCTCCGTGACGATGGTGATGGCGCGTTTGTCGGTCACACCGACCCAGGCCGCGAGGCGGGTGAGGCCGGGGCGCGCGAGTCGCGTCTCATCGTCAGCACTGTCCGCGATCTTCATGAGGGCGAGTTTCTGGCTCTGGCTGAGCACGTCGGGCGGCAAGTAAGCCGCAGCGATCATCAGTTGGATGGACACGGTTCCCCTTGGGCGGTACAGGCACGGCGGCAGGACGGGATGCCCCGCCCGGTCGCTCCCAGGCGGGGCTGAGACTCATCGGAGTCGGGTCAGGCCGGCGCGATGTTGATGACCGCGGGCGTCTTCTTGCCGGTCTTCCGCCGAGGGATCGCCAGTCCTGCGTCCTTGAGGTTCTTGACCATGCGGTTGACGTCCGGCGTCATCGGGACCGGAATTCCGGCGACCTCATGCAGGTCGACCATCGCCTCCACGTCGTCCTTCTCCTCGTCGTTGCCTCCGCGCCAGGACAGCTTGTTGGGGCCATAGGTCCCCTCGGGGGATTGGTCGAGCTTCTTGCGCGCGAACTTCTTGACCCTGTCGCCCTCGCTGGCGAGTTCGTGTCCCTTCACGTAGTCAATGAGCGCCTGTTCGCGGTCGGCGTCGTTGCGGATGAGCGCGGTCTGCTCAGGCACGCCCGGAGCTGTCCCGGGCCAGCACAGGGAGCGGAACGGGCAGTAATCGCAGATGGCGTCCAGACCGGGGCCGTTGAAATCGCGGGGCATCTCTTCGGGGCTGCCGGTCTCACGCACACGTTCCACCCACCACTGAGCCTCCGCCGCGCGCTGCGGGTCGAAGTCGATCTCTTGGACGTGCTCCGCGCCGGAGTCCCGGTTGATGAACCGGAAGCGAATACGGCCGATGTCCAGTGGCCCCAGGCGGGACAGGTACCGCTGGCCGGGAACGTCCTCGAACCCGACCTCGAACAGTGCGCCCGCGTACAGCTGGACCTGCCGCAGCTCGGCGGCCGTGGCACCGTAGCGAAGAACGCGGTCCCAAAGGTATGTGGACTTGGTCTTCACGTCCTCCACGGTGAGGACGTCGGCGGGTATCGCTGGCCTGTGACGAGCGGGCAGACGGGCGGCGGTCGCCGCGTCAAGCTGTACGACGTCGACATGCCCTCGGATCAGGTTGTCCTGGACGCTGCGTTCCACCAGCCATCTGTACTCCGTGCGCGCGGACTCAAGCAGCCCGTGGTGAATGAACGTTCCGAGGATCGCCGCTCGCTTGTCGGGGTGATCGGTCGGTGTGATGCCGTGCAGGATGTAGGCAGCGCGTCGGCCGCACACGGTGTCGGACGCGCCGAGCTGGGTCTGACGAGAGCGGGGACGGCGGGCGTCCACATCGTGTGCGGCATCCCAGATGGAAGGTGCGATGCCGTCAACGGTGGCTACGGACATGGGGGAGTTCTCCAAGAGGTCAGCGTGGGCGGTCACTGCTCGGCGTCCGCGTCCTGCTCGTCGGCCTTGCGCTGGGCGGCGGCACGGAGCTTGTCGGCGTCGGACAGTGGGCCCTCCCCCATCTCCCGCCGGGGGCTGTCGAGTTCGGCGGCACGCTGCTCGGCGGCGGCCCGGATGGTGAGGATCTCGTCGTGGCTCAGGCGGTTCACCGGGTCTGGGACGGCCCGCCACAGCGCCTCCAGGAGCTTCTTGTCCGTCAGGCCGGCGATACGGGCGAGCCAGGGCTGTACGAGATCGCCGACAAGCACGGGCATGATGCGCGGCTGGGACTCGACGGAGCAGCCCAGCTTGTTGAAGACCAGGTCCTCGATGCTGAAGTCCCGCAGCGGCAGCGGCTTGTTCCGCTCGACGCGCATCCGCAGCGAGCGGACCTTGATGACCTGCGGGTCGGTGTTGCGCTTCATGCGCACCCAGCACGACGAGTCGAAGCCGAGGTCTTTCTGAGCCGAGACCTTCCACTCGCTCTTGTTCTGGATCGGCTGGCCGTTGTCGTCCGTGGCGCTGACCTGCTTGCCGCGGGCCAGCACGATGGCGATGCCGGGCAGCGTGCGCAGCAGGTAGACGATCCTGCTCCACCGCTCCGTAGCGTCGTTCCACAGATTCCGGCCGATGTCGAACGCGGCGTCCGGGTCCTCCTGGAGCAGGGCGCGGTTCTTGCGCGTCCGCCGACCGCGTTCGTAGGTCCAGTTGGTGAGCATCCGCCACAGCGCGGATCCCGAGTCGATGGTCAGGACGACCGGGGGCTCTCCGGCTGCAGCCGCACGCCTGGCCTCGGCATGCACGGCCTCAACCTGTTCGAGAATGTCTCGGTAGGTTCCGTCGTGCTCGATGATCAGATAGTTGGCGCCCTCGATGGCCGCGTACTCGTCGGCCGATCCCTCGTCGAGGTCGATCCAGTACATCTGGCCGATGCGGTCGCTGCTGGAGAACTGCGCGGCTGAGTAGGTCTTGCCCGCACCCTCCTCGCCCTCGATGAGGAGGAGAGGCCAGGGGACGATCCCCGTCGGCTTGCGTGTTTTCAGTTGGACTGCGGGCGGCGTTGCGGTGCCCGCCGGTGCATTCACGATCTGGCTCCAAGAGGTCGTGGTCAGTCCGTGCGCAGAGCCCGGACTTCGAAGAGGGCTGCCCACTCCGGGTGTTCGGCCAGCAGGAGCCGTACGTACCGGGAGCGGTAGTCGTTGTTCAGCGCGAACTCGTCGCCTCGGGTCGCCGCGCCGTACTGGTAGCGCAGGAGCTCGAAGAGCATCCCGATGCCGATGCGGCCGAACCCCTTCTCCGCGCAGTCGGCGGTCATCCGGATCAGCGCCCTGAGAACCCAGGGGTTGAGCGCGTGGAACGCCTCGAATCGCTGCTGGATGGTCAGGCTGCCGACATCGGCGGGGTGGCGAACGGGCTGGATGGTGCCGAACAACGGCGGCTGTTCGATCAGCAAGGCTCCCCCCCTCAGATATAGACCTAACACTCTGAAGTGTTGGAATCTATCTCTGGACAGGAGAATTGTCGATCGACAACACCGCCGACCACCCTCCGGCGGCCCCCTGGATCGCTGCACGATCCCCCCTTTGACGAACGAAGCACACTCCCTTGAGCGCGCTCCCATTCTATGTGCATTAAGGGGTTAGATCAAGACATGTAAGCCTCTGACCTGCGGCTATTCGGCGGTCCTGTTCGCCGCCCTACCTCGCGGCACGATCCTGGATCCGGGCCCGTCATAGCTGCCGTCACGCAGGGCCGACAAGACTTCCTCATCGGCCACCCAGTCCACTCCACGCGCACCCGCCTGTAGCGCGGGGGCGTCTGCAACGACCGGCTCCAGGAGCCAGATCGGTGATCCGGACAGGTTGTAGTCGGCGGGCCGGAACCGGCCCGTACTGATGGCCTTCCGCAGGAGCGCGCCGGACGGAAGCCGGAACAGAGTCACCAACTCGGCCTGACCTACCAGCGGGGGAAGTTGCTCAACCTCCCTCACCCAGTAGCCCGGGTCCTGCTCCTTGGTCAGCCGCTCAAGCTCCGTCTGATTGAGGCGCTTCGGGCGCGGGGTCGTCTCTCCGAAGCCCTTCACGAACCGGAGGAGCCAGTAAGGCGATCCGCTGATGATCTTGGCATAGCGGTAGTCGAGGGTGTGGTCCCTGCTGATCCACTGGCTGACCTGGAGCCGCTTCACGTCGTACAGCGCGGCGAACTCAGCTCCGCCGGCCAGATACGGCTTCCTTCCCGCCGGCGCCTTGTCCTCTGCCACTCCATCGCCTCCAGCTCACGTCACGTCTGCATATAGATTGTAACCAACGGGGAAGCAGAGTCCGACCTCGCCGAAGAGGCGATAGGGTGGAGTCTCCAAGAGGTCGAAGACCCCCGTCGCGAGGCGGGGGTCTTCTTCCATTTCCATGCTGGACTCTCGGCCGCTCGACGTCATCACATCTGATCGTGGGTCAGGTACGCGGCAGAGTGAGCGTCGTGTTCTCGTACTTCGGCGGACGGGCGTAGCCGAGCAGCCAGCCGAACCGAGGCGACAGATGCTCCTCGGCGAGCCGGAAGACGCCGTAGTAGGAGAAGGTGGCGACCGGGGTCAGGATTCCCGTGACGGCCGTCGCGTCGAGATCGAGTCCGTGGCGGAGGGCCACCGCGACGAGCCAGCCGACCGCGGCCGGAGCTCCCGTGCGCAGCAGCGAGACGTAGAGGTTCATGGGATGTGTGCTCCTTGGGCTGGTCAGCGGGATCAGGCGAAGAGTCGGCGCCAGGTCTCCGGCCCGGGGTAGCCGTCGGCGTCGGATCCGGTCCACTTCTGGGCGTGCTGGAAGTCGACGACGTTGAGGCGGTCCGCCTCACCCCAGTCGCGGGACGGGCCGACGCGGTAGTGCTTGCCGTAGCCCTTGCGCACGAGCTGCTGGCCCAGCAGGAGAATCGAGACGTTCGACTTGCCGGGCCCGAAGGCGCTTCGGCCGGGGAACGCCGACGGGCCCGGCTTGGGCGCCGTCGACGTCGTGGTCGGCCACTTCGGCATCGGGCCCGGGTCCGTGTGGGTGTTCTCGGGCGTCTGGCCGTGGCCGTAGTGCCCGCCCTCCGTCTCCCAGATGTGCTCGCTCCGGTTCGCCTTCCAGGTGGGGGCGCCCATCGGCCAGACATCCGGCACCCCCCAACTCCGCGCCCAGGCCAGGATCTTGTCGAGTCCCTTGGCCGGGGTGTCCCGGACGGTCGCGTACGACTTCCCGTTCACGCGGCAGTACGGGAAGAACAGCGTCTCGACTTGGAGACACACCTTCCCGGTACGGTTGGTCCGGGTGCCGCTGGCCAGGTCGACGACCGACTTGGACCGGCTGTTCGCCGGATAGAACTGGGCGGTCCTGCCCGTGAAGGGATCCCAGAGCAGATGCGGCGCGACTCCCTTGCCGCCGCCCGTGAAGTACTGCACGAGCTTGTCGAACGGCACAAGATCGGCAGGCTTGGCCGCCGTGGCGTTCTTGTCCCACGTGATGTGCCAAATGACGCGTGGGTCGTACTGCATGTCGGTGGGTGCGGTGTCGCTGAGCGGATGCCGCTCAGCTCCAGGAAGCCAGAGATCAGGCATGGCGCGTTCCTTGTTCTCCCCCGCGCCTGCTGTTCCGAGCCTACAGTCCGAGCTTGCCGGTCACGATCGCGACGATCACGCCCACCACGACCGGGGCCACAAGGGCGGTAAGAGCCAACCGCCGTACACCGCGGGCCTCTTGGCGCTCCGTCTCGCGCTCGCGCCGCATCTGGGCAACGTCGTCCTCGACGGCTTTGATCCGTACCTCGTCAGTCCGCCGGTCGGCGTCGTACTGGATCTTCGTCACCATCTCGGCGAGCCGCGCGCTGAAGGCAGCAAAGTCGGCACGCAGGTCGTCGCGCATCTGCTGCATGGCCCGCAGCAGTTCCCACGGCGTGGGGTCCTGTCCCGGCGGCGCGGTCACGGCGCTCCCTTCGGCAAGCCCCGCGCCGCTGAAGATCAGTCTATGAGACGCGGGGCAGGCCCGGACCGGCCGCGCTGTTTCGTGGGGACAGCCCTCAAGCTGCCCCCCCCAGGTCCTCGACCCATATTTGCCACCGGGCAATAGGACTCGGCCCTTTCAGGGCCCGCGTGATCACCGAGTCGATCGCGCAGCGGGACGCCGCCATGCCGGCCAGCGACTCCGCGGCGCGACCTCTGCGTAATCGCTCAGCCGCCTCCGATGCTTTCAAGGTCCGCATCCTCCTGAGAGATTCGGGACTGGCGCTCCCCTTCAGGTACCAGCACTGTTGCGCTCCAGCCGTGATGCCGACGCTCGTAGGCGGTCAGACTGTGCTCAGCCAGGATGACCTGGAAAGTCCACGTCGCCGACTCGAACAGCTCCAGCACATGCCGTTGCGCCGCGGGGTGCAGGAAAACGAATGGTTCATCCAACACAAGGATTGTTGGCTCCGCCCGCGCTTGCAGTTCCGCAAAGACAGCTAGCGCGTAGAACCACACGGCTACCTGTCCAAGCTCTTTCCCTCCGATCACCCCTTCCCGATATGAAACCTTGACATCATCCCCGTAGAAGGCGACCTCAGACATCACATCAGGCAGCAGGGCAGGCATGTTGACGATTACCGTTCGTGCGGTCCACCGATCGACTCCGAGGAATTTGGCAATTCCTTGGATCGAGGGCGACTTCAGAGGGAAAAAACGCTCCTTGTAGGCCTCGGGCCCGAACGATAGAACCCTATACGGGCGAGGAGGCAGAGCCACCCGTCGGTCATCAACCCGGTACTCCAGCCACCGACCCCGGACATCCACCAGCGCCTTCCGGAGTTCCGGATCGAACCACGTGATGGCGCACGACAGATCCACCGGAAAATCCATCAGCAAATGTGGCGAACTGAGCGATCGAAGAAGGTGCAAAAGTTTCGTCTTGCCTGAATTATTCATTCCGAAGAGGAGGTTCAGCCTTGAAAGCCGCAGCATGCCGGGCATCAGGATGTAGTGGCTGACAACCTCCAGGGTTTGGACCCAGCCGAAGGGCTGGGATTGCCCGCCCTGCTCCAGGCGAGTTCGGTGTTCATGCAGGTCCTTCCAGCTCCGGAGTAGTGATCCGGAAAATGCGTCACCTGAGTTCGCATCGACTAAGCGGCCGCAGGACGCACATAGCCAAATCCCATTCGAGATGTGGGATCGCTCTGCGTCCGACAGACCGCCGGGCCCCCGGGGCCCTCGTTCCGCAGCGGCAAAGATGTGAGCGGCTGTGCCCGTATCGGTGACATCTTCCGAGCCGATGCCCGGCCCGATTGTGAGCGCCCCGCATCTCGGGTTCGAGCACCGAAATGCCGCGCGCTGGGCTAGGAGCCGTCGGGTCTTATCGTTGAAGTCGGCCTGTCCACGACCGCTGCCCATCGTTGGCACCGAACAATCCTCCTCGTTTGCAACTCCTCGGCACCTACGTGCGGACCGAACGGGTCGGACTGGCCAGCCGAATCCCCGCTCGCTCGTTGGCGCCGACTCACCATCCATAGGAGGCATTTTTCAACCAGTGATGCCTACCGAAGCAGTGGAAGGCTGGAACGGGACGTGATCCGGTTCGGTTAGTTTCCCTTTCCTCCGTTTTTCTGCCGAGATTTCACCACGAAGGACCCGAAGGAGAAGGCGACGTGAAGCGTCATGCATCAGGCCTAGGATAATACTGAACTCTCGACTTGGCGGAGTTGTGAAGCTAATAGGAAATGCGCCCGGCATGAATTCATTGCCATGGAGTCGCCCCTTGTGCACAGTCAGAGAACGGCGACCGTAAGCGGACGAAATATTTCCTGCAATTTCCGTCCCTACAGCGAGTTTAAGCGTCTCGCGGAATGCGGCGGCAATCTCCTTGTTTTTATCCACGGAGAATATTTCTAGCGAGACAGCTTCGATTGCAGAGGTGAAAGCTACGAGGCTCATACTAGGGTGCTGTTCTTCTATGCGTTGCCCTTCCATGTACATAGATACAGCGGCATGAACTTTCTTGCTCTTACCCACCACATGCCATGCCCCCTGAACCCACGAAGGAAGCGACACCTTTCTGTCGTGCTCGCCGACTCCCGCATTCTTTTCTGGGATGGCGTCCCCAAAGATCCCCGGGATCTCATCTGGGATCTCCAGCTGCTCAATCTCCAACGGCACCGGCAGCTGTCGGATTCCGACGCACACACCCCAGGCTACGGAAAGGATACCGGCCAATTTACTTAGTTCCGTCGAAGCCAGTTCACGCGCCTTCCACCAGTCGTGCGCCTCACTCTTACTGCGCACCACAATGAGGTTGGATTCCGATGCGGTGAATCTTCCCAGTAGCCCTGGGCAAGGATGCGCTTCGCGAAGTCGTTTTCCGGATGGGGTGATCCGCAGGGATGACACTTTTCCAGAATGATCGAGAAGGATAGATTCACCTCCAGCCGGAAAGCTCGGAGTTTGGCCAATTATAGCCGCCCATGGAAATTGGTGACGCGCCCTCCCCATGTCGACCTTAGCCTTCTCCGCAATTTCCTTCCAAATGGCCACTTCCCTATCGTTCGGACTATCCGAGTTCCCCGCAAGCATAAATTCTGGATTTTTGTCGGATTGCAAATCGACGATGAGTCGCGCATCCATAGCCGCATCACTCGCGGTCAATTCTGCTTCAATTCGCTGGAGCTCATTGCGTCCTTCTGCGCGCAAGTTCACGCATCCGCCGAATACCTCCTCAGCAGTTCGTGAAAGTTGACTGAGCCACTGCTCGCCCTTTTCGCTCCAGTTGAACGATGAAAATTCCAATGAAATTATCCAACGATACTCCACGGCTCTCCTGATTTGCACTCATTTTCTCGAACTGGGCGATTGCGCTTCATAGGCATGGTGGACCGCCGAGATCAACTACTTCGGAGGGACCCCCTACATATGCAGTGTGATGGAAACGAAGGCTCACTGCACCGGGTTTGTGATGACCCCTCCAGTCCCCCCTTGCTGCACCGTCCGACTATGGCCCCGACTACAGGTGTGCTCGGGGTATAACCGCGATGGTCTAAGTGATGTCCCGCAAAGTCTTCCCCGAGACCCGGAGAGTCGTCCGGGCTGAGCTTTCTGCCATGATCGCCTGCCGGTGAGAGGAGCTGTGATGGCCAAGCGACCTGACCCGGTGCAGATCATCGCGAGAGTGGGGACGGGCTCCTCCGCAGAACAGCCCGAGCGAGCGATTCAGAGGTGCATGTATCTCGCCGCAAAGGCGGGTTGGGATGTCTGCCTCGTCGGTGAGGCTTCCGTCGACCTAGACACCGGCGAGTGCCGGATCGTCGAGGTAGAGGGCCTGCGATACCTGATGCGTCAAGGCCGAAGGATGCACCTTCCTTGAGCGACAGTTACCGAACCGAGGCAGCGCGCTGTCCGACGCTGTAGGTAAATGATCAACTTACGTGATCGACTGGCCGATGTAGTCGTCGGCGGAGCCGCAGTCCTCCACCAGGAGATACGCGGTATTGCTGCTACTGGCGGTGACGGTCCATGTCTGGGCGACTGCGCCCTGAGCGCCGGTCCAGCACAGTGCGGCGGTGATGTCGCTTCCTGTGGTGTTGGTCAGGATGGTCTGGACGGAGACGGCTGCGTTCCCTGAGGAGCCTTGCAGATTGTTGATCCGGATCTGGTCCTTGTAGATGGTTCCCGACACCGTGTTTTTCCGGATCCGGTACAGCGCGTAACTGTCGTTCGCCGCGCTGTGGAGCGCCCAGATGGAGACCCGGTAAGCGCGGCCGGCCTTGAACGTGATGCTGCCGGTGGTGATGACGGCTGTCTCCGTGCCGGAGAAGGTGACGTTCGCGGTGAGCGTTCGCTGCGCGACGAATCCCCGTCCCTGGGTTCTTCCGTTGATGCTGAGGTCGCCGTCGAGGGCGAATCCGCTGGAGGTGAGTGTGGCGGTGGACCGGGCCAAGCCGGGCGGGGCGTCCCGGACGTGCAGCTCGATGGATGAACCGGCAGCGACGGTGTCGGCCCCGTAGCCGTTGATGTAGGCCACTCCGTTGCCGCTCACCTCGTTGGCGTACAGGTTGAAGACCGAGCCCGCATAGCCGGGGACGTGCCCTTGCAGGAACAGGCCCGTTTCCTGCGCCGATCCGTTCACCGTGGGGGCGCTGAGTGAGACGCTGGGGACTTCGTAGGTGACGGAGTTTTCTGAGCCGTAGGCGATGGCGGTGTTGAGTTCTGCCGGGGCCGACTCGTTGGCGCTGCCGGAGTAGAACTCGATCGATCCCGTCTCCGGGTTCGTGTTTCCGGGGCTGATGACCACGCGCTGTCCGGTCGCGGCAGTTCGCAGTACGCCTCCTGTGATGACGGCGCCCTTGATCGTCTTGCCGTTGATGGCATCTGCGTCCAGCATGCTGGCCTTGATCACGCCTGCGGTGAGCAGGGCGAGCCGGGCGGAGTTCACGTCCAGGTGGCCGCCGGTGATAGTCGCGAACTTGATCTCCCGGCCGGTGAGCGTCTGGGCGACGACCTTTTCGGCAACGATCGAGTCGGCTGCGAGTTCGGGCGTGCCGATCGATCCGGCGAGGATGAGGCCGGCGATGACGACGGTGCGGATCTCCGCGTTGTCGAAGTAGACCTGGCCTGCGGTGGATTGATAGGTCTCCAGCCACACGGTGGCGTTGACGGTGTTCGCAGGGGCCCGGACCTGGCCGCTGATGCGCGTCCAGGCGGTGGCCGGGGTGGAGGGTGTCTGGATGACACCGAAGCCGAGGGTGGCCCCGGTGCTGTCGAGCCAGCGCAGGTAGAACTTGGCGGCCGAGCCGGTCCAGTCGGCGGACGTCTTGTAGTCGACCGCCAGGAAGAACCGTTCTCCCGGCAGGGCGGGCAGAGTCATTACCCGCAGGCTGCGGGTCGTCTGCTGCGGTGCGGCGGCGTTCACGCGCAGGCAGCGGGCGGAGGTGTTGCCGGGGCTGCTGGTGGACCAGTCACTGTTGTCTTCGATCAGGCTGTCGGTGTACGGGCCTTCGAAGCTGGCGTCGGGGAGCAGGTTGCCGGTGCCGATGGCCATGCGGTCGGCGTCGACCGCGCCCACGGCGATCTTGTTGCGGGTCACGGCGGCGTCGGCGAGGGCGAGTTCGTCCACGATGCCGTCCAAGACCTCTTCGGCCACGACCGCCGCGGGGCCGACGGGTCCGGTCTGCTCGGACGGTGCGGAGGCGGTACCGGAGGTCGAGCGGGCGACCAGCCGGACGTACAGCGGCTGGCCAGCCGGGACGAGCACGGTGCCGCCCTGGGGTGATTCCAGGGTGGCCCGCAGCGTCGCCGGGGTGGGTTCGAAGCTGGTCACGGCGGCGGTGTGGATCTCCAGGCGTGCCCAGTCCAGCGGCACGGCTGCGGCGTCGGTGAACACGCCGGCCCAGCTCACGGCGATCCCCCCGAGGACCGGGGCCACCATCGGGGCCACCGGGGTGGGCGGAGGGGGGCCGTTGACGGCGATGACGCCGCTGGTCCCGTCGGGCTGCTGGCCGACGATCGCTCGCAGTGAGCCGTCCTCGTCGAAGACTTCGACCGCCCCGTTCTCGATGGACGAGTACGCCAGGCGGGCGGTGCGGGTCGTGCGCGCCAGCTGCCGTTCCAGGACGGCGACGCGGGCGGCCAGGCGGGCGATGTCGCTGCTCATGTGGTGCCTCCGCCGTAGGTGAAGCGGTCTGCGCGCTGGAGTTGGATGACGGCCTGCTCGGGGGCTTCGCCGGTAGCGGGCCGGATCTGCCAGCCGACGATGCGGCACCAGGCGTCGACGTCGGTCCACTGGTCGTGGACGCGGACCCGTACGTCGTCGCCGGTCTGCCAGGACCCGTAGCGCGCCGCGGGGTGGTCGCGGACGGTGATCTCGGTGACCTCGCCGATGACCTGGCGGGAGACTCGTTCCTGGCGGGCGCGGGCGGCCAGCCGGTCGTTCGCCTTCTCCCCCGGTACGTCGAGGAGGTGTTCCAGGCGCAGCCGTCCGTCGCGTACGGCGTCGACGGCGCGGCGTCGGTTGCGGCCTTCGCCGGCGCCGAGGGCGATGACGACCTGGGCGAGGTTGTCGGCGTCGTATTCGACGGGGACGGCCTTGACGATGTTGACGCCGGATTCGAAGTGGATGTCGGTGCGACGGCGGCCGAGGCGGGGCCAGCCGATCCGGATGCGGCCCTGGGGGGTGCCGTTGTGCCAGGCGGCTTCCTCGGTCCACTCGGGGCCGCCTTCGACGGCGGCCATGTCCGCGACGACGTCGCCGAGTGAAGGGGTGTCCCACCAGTCGATCCGGTAGGGGTCCGCCGGGGTACCGACGGTGACCTTGGAGGTGGTGTCGTCGACCTGGATGCCGAGCCGGCCGTCGGGTGTCTCCTGGCAGTACGCCCACACGTCGCGGATGACCTCGCAGGGGTCGGCGTTGGTGTAGGGGCCGCGTGCGTTGAGCTGGCCGTGGACGTCGTAGCGCCGGTAGGGGTAGGAACCCCAGCCGGATGCCTCGATGTTCAGTTGCTGGCCTTCGGGGTCGGCTCGCCAGATGAGGCCGCCCCACAGCAGGCGCCCGTCACGCTCGGCGTAGATCTTGGTGTTGCCGGGGTCGAGCTGGGAGCGGACGAGGTGGGCCAGGCGCGGTTCGACCGCGCCGGTGAGGCTTCCGGTCGCGGACAGTGCGGGGCCGAACTCGACTCCGGTCAGCGGCAGGTCCCAGGCCAGGACCTTGTCGGTGAGGGCGTCGGTGGTGAGATAGCGGTACGACGGCGAGGCCATCGGGCGCGTTCCTTCTTCTCCCCCGCGCCGTGGTCTGGTGCTGCCGGTGTCGTGTCAGAGGAGACCTTCGGTGAACTCCACGTCGGCGATCAGGGACGTCGCCGCGTCCACGCCGAGGTTGCCCCACTCGGCTTTGGACGGCTGGGTGCGTATGTACAGGTCCTGGGTGGTGCCACGCAGGGCAGCGGAGAGCGGGATAGTGTCGGCGAGGACGACGGTGTTGCGGCGGATGTTGGCGCCCTGATCGTCGTCGATGGCCGTGGTCTGCCCGTAGTCGGTGCCCAGGGCGGTCTGCATGTTGGCGAAGACGTCGGCCTCCGACAGGCGCAGGCCCGCCAGGGTCACCACCAGTTTTGCGCCCGTCGCCCAGCTCGGGACGGGGACCTTCCAGCGGGCTGCGGCCGGCCAGTTGTACCACTGGCCGCTCTGCGCGACCAGGCGGCTGAGCGAGCCCGGGTAGGCGGTGTGGAGGGTCCGTTCACGGCGCGGGTTCGCGATCTGCCGCAGGTCGGTGATCATGGCGCTGGTGACCGTGGCCGTGTTCGCCGGCAGATCGAGTCGGGCGAGCGGGATCGCCGTCATACCGGCCGGGACGGTCTTCGTGGTGGCGGAGACGCCGGACACGACGTGGAAGTAGCCGATCTCATCGGCGGCCGGGTTCCGGTTGCCTTCGTACTCGGGGTCCTCCACCCGCAGGCACAGGAAGTCGGAGCGGGCCGAAGCGCCGGTGGGGGCAATCGACACGGAGGCGTCGCCCACGTTGTACTGGGTGTAGCTGCCCTGGCCCCAGGCGGCGCCCCGTACGACGGCCGAGCCGTCGCCGACGCGGACACCGGCACCCGGGGTCGCCCACTGGCTGACCTTCAGGTCGTTCCCTTCGGTCACGCCCTGGTTCCCGGACGCGAGGTCGCGGATCATCATCCGGAAAGCCCGCGCGGGATGGGTACCGCCATGGGTCAGCATCGGCGGCTGTATCAAAGCCATCAGAGGGTGCTCTCCTTTACAGGGCGGTGTGGGCGTCGCGCCACGACACCGTGAGGCGGGTGGAGTTGGTGTAGTCCGCTCCGGTCCACCGCAGTTCGCTCCTGCCTGGCGGGATCTGGAACAGGTCGAGTCGGGATACGGAGGACAGGGCGTTGGCGGCGTTGCCGCCGTTGCGCAGGACCCACCGTGTTCCGGGTCGCGTGTCGATCTGGAGGATGTCGCTCTCGCCGAGCGTCAAAGACAGCTCCAGGACACGACCCGTCTCGGTGATCCAGATACGCGGGTTCACCACCGGGCCCTTTATCTTCAAGGAGGGCCAGGCGGGCAGGTCACCGGCGTTGGCGATCCAGCCGGGACGCTCCACCGGATTCGCGACGCCCGTCGTGATCGGCGCCGTCACGGGAGCGGTGAACCCTCCTTGGTCATCGTCGAGCGCGAGCGGCAGGATGACCTGCTGCTCAGGCTCTCCGTGCCACACCGGGTCGGTCACCTCGAAGACCAGGGACACGGGGATCCACCCGAAGACGGCCCGCGCCATGGACACGGCTTCGACGCCACGAACCCTTCCCAGGACTCGTTTGGGGCCGTCGCGGCCCGGCCAGAACACGCGCAGCGTCTGCAACGCTCCGGCCGTCTTGCGGGTTTCCGGGTCGGACGCAGCTTGTTTCAGCTCAGCGAGGGCGTCCGCCGCAGCCCCGGGATCGCCCGGCGTGCGGATGCCGGCCTCGATCGTCACCGTCTGGGTGCCGTAATAGTCCACGCCGGGGAAGGCGCCGTCCTCGGTGGTCAACTCGACATCTTGGGAACGGACTTGGGGCGTGCCGAAGCCGGTGATGTCACCGACGGGGTAGCGCGTTCCGGGGCCCAGGAGGACTCCCGCGAAGTCGACCTGCCACTCCTGCGTGATCGCGGCCATCAGATGCGGCCTCCTCGCTGGGCGTTGCGCAGCCGCCGCATGATCTCCGTGCCCACGCGGTCGGCTGACGTGGCGTCGGCACCGCCGTTGACGGTCACGGGCATGGATCCGACGAGCGCAGCGGGCCGCTCTTCTCGGACGACGACGACTTGGACCGGGGCGGGCCTGGCGTCGACGAGTCGTACGAGGCCGCTGTCGCCCGCGGGGGTGAGCTGGTAGCCGAACCTGTTCGCCACGTCCGCCAGGACGGCCGTCGCCGATCGCCGCTTGTTCACGCCGAGCGGCAGGTATGCCTCTCCTCCGGTGGAGGGCTCGGCGAAGCGGATGATCCCGTTGTTGGTGGCATACAGGCCGGTACGGATGCCACCGTCCTCGTAAGCGAGTTGCTTGTTGGCCTTGTCCAGGTCGGACAGGAAGCGCGTGGCCTTCTTCCCCAGCGCATCCTTGATACGGGTCCGGCCGAGCGTGGCGATCTCGATGATTCGGTCCTCGCCGAGCTCTGTCTTCTCGGCGACATGGTGGATACCGGTCTTGCTGGAGGTGATCGCGGAGATGATCGCCACGAGGTCCGGAAGGTCATCGTCCGGGATGGCCTTCGAGGCGGCCTTGGCCTGACTGTTGGCCTTCTTGGCCTTGCTCGGAGACTTGGCGGCTTCGACGGCGAGGTCCTCCGCGTCCTTGTCTCCCCGCTCGGCGAGCATCGTCGCCAAGTCGCCGTGGCCCATGGCCGCGAGCTTGGAGAGGTTCTCCTCGAACGCGGCCTGGTCCTTGATGGCCTGCTTGAGCTGGGTGGTGTAGTCGGACAGCGTGGCTCGCGCGACCACGCCCAGCTTCTCCAGGTCCTTGGTCATCTCCGTGACGTACTTGGAGCTGCCGGTGGCCATCTTGTGGGTAAGTTCCACGCCGTCCTCGCCCATGTCCTCCAGGGCGTCGGCGACATCCTGACCAGCGCGCCGGGCGACGGTGGCCAGGTCCTTGCGCCACCGCTGGGCGTTCTTCACCGCCTTGTCGAGGTTCTTCTCGAAGAGCTTGAGGTCGAAGACCTCGGTCTCCTTGCCGCCCTTCTTCACCGTCCGCATGGAGTCCGCGCGAACCGACGAGATCGAGACCAGCTCTGTCGAGCCGGAGGAGTTATAGGACCAGCCGGTCAGCCCTCCGTTGGCGTACCAGTCAACGCTCTTGCCACCGAGGCGACGGACGACCTCCTCGGTGATCGCCCGTGACCGGGTGCGCTTGTTGTGGGCGAGCGGTATGTACGCCTCGGGGCCCGCGGCCTCTTCGGCCCACACCCGCCACGTTCCCTGCCGCGCGACCTGCGCGACATGGTTCTCGCGCTCACGGACACCTCCGCCGGCGTAGAACTCGAGCACGGAGCCGTTGGCCTGCTTGCTCGGGGCCTGGATGGAGTCGGGGACACCGTTGCCGTCGCGGTCCCAGGACGTGGCCTGCCGTTTGAGCAGGAGAGGGATGACCACGGGCGGCGGCTGGTTCGTGGACACGCTGACGGTGATCGACTTGGTGCCGGGGATGTTCTGGACCGACAGCCCGATGGCGTCGAGCTGCGCCTTGACCGCGGCGATGTCGCCGGAGAGCAGGGCGGACGTCAACGCTGCGGCGGCGTCGGTGCCCTTGGTGTTCGCGACTTGCCGGATGAGGTCCAAGGCCCCGGACCATTCGGCGTTCGCGTCCTTTCCCGCCTTGGAGAACGCGGCCACGACCTTCGACAGGTCCGGGGCGTCGATCGGTACGTCCGCTCCCCAGATGCTCTTCAGGGTGTCCATGGCTCGTTCGGTGTCGCCCGAGAGAAGGGCGTCCTGGAAGGCTCCGGCGGCGTCCTTCCCCTTCCTCTTGGCGACCTCCGCGAGGAGGTCCATGCCTCGGTCGAACTCGCCGCGCGCGTCGCCCACGGACTTCTTCACGGCCTTGCGCAGATCGATCAGGGCCATCTGCTCGGTGACCTTCTGGAAGGCGGCCGGGTCGTTGCGCTCGGACGCCTTGGCCCAGGCGCGGCCTATCTCCTTGCCGTACTTCTCGGTGATCTCAGCGGTCTTCTGCAGGCCGAGCCGGTACGCCTCCGTCGACCGTTCCGCGTCCTCGGTCACGATGTCGCGCAGTTCGTCGGCGACCTTCGTCTTGCCCTTCTTCAGCTGTCCGACGAGTTCGTTGAGCATCGGTGCGGCATCCACGCCGAGTTCCGCGAAGTGGTCGGCCAGGTCGTCGTAGCCAAACACCGCGAGTTCGGACAGGTTGCCCTGGAAGTCGCGTTGGGCCTGGAGCTGCTTGTGCAGCTCCTTCATGTAGTCGGACAGCTTGACCTTGGCGGTGTCGGCATCCTTCCCGGCTTTGCGCATCGCCTCGGCCGCGGCGGTCTGTGCGTCTCTGAACGCTCGGGACGGGTCGACGGCGTCACCGACGGCCTCGGCGAGTGCCTTCATCTCGTCGGTGATCTCGGGCGCACCGGTGCGGTCGATGTCCGCGAGGGAGAACAAGTCGAAGATGCCGCCGCTGGTCTTGGCCTGCTGCTTGATCTTCGCCTCGACGATCGCCTTCTGCTGGGCGATCTCGGCTTCCTTCTTGACCGCCTCGGACCACATCTTGTGGCGGTCTTCGAGGGTCTTCTCCGCTTTGGAGTACTGGGTGATGCTCTCGTAAACGCCGGGTGCATCGCCGGACTTCGCCTTACGCGAGTACTCGTAGGAGTCCTGCTGAAGACGGCTCTGGAGGATGGCGAGCTTGGCCCCGCCGGAGGTGATCGCGTCGATCGCCTCGGTGGTGCCGATGCCGACCTTCTCCAGGTCCTTCAGCGCGCCGTCGGCGGTGAGCTGGTCGTACAGCTTGTTGATGCTGGCACCGGTCGTCGCCTCCTCGCGCTCCTGCTGCAAGGCTTGGACCAGTTCGTTGGTCGCGTCCTTCGCCTTCTGTTTGGAGGCGCTGTAGGCGGCGTATCCGGCGATGCCAAGGGTGAGGACAGCGGCCAGGCCGGTGACCGCGAGGCTGGTACCCGCCAGCACGGCGGGCATCACGGCCCCGCCCGCCTGAGCGGCGGCCAGGGCGGTCCGGAACGCGGCGATCTGTACGGTGACCTTCGTGTAGGCAGCCCGGAGGAGCAGCAGTCCCACGATGGACGCGGTGACCATCGTGAGGACGGACTTCATCGGTCCAGGGAGGTCCTCGATGCTGCCGACGACGGTGTGGACGACAGACCCGACAGCCTTAAGCGCCGGCAGCAGGGCTCGGCCGACGTCGATGGCGAGCGCACGGGCCTGGTTGGAGGCCAGCTTCCACTGGCCAGTGACTGTGTCGGTCTGGAGGGCGTACGCCTTCTGCGTGGCTTCGGCACGCGCCACTTCGCTGGCGATGCCCGCGTAGGTGTTGGCGTAGTTCTCTCCCCCGGCGGAGGCCAAGGCAAGGGCGGCACGTGTGGCGCGGATGTCCTTCCACATGTTCGAGATGCCCTCGGCGGTGTTGCCCGCCGCCCCGTTGAGCTTGTTCACGACCACGTACAGGCCGTCCTGTTCGACGGCGGAGGCAGCCGATTCGTAACCGAGGTCCTTGATGGCCTGCTTGAGGTCCTGCGTCGGCTTCATGACGCGGGTGAGGAGCATGTTCAGGGCCGTCACGGCCTCGGCCGCGGGGATGCCGGTCAGCGTGATCGCGGCGAGCGCGGCGCTCATGTCGTCGAACTCGATGCCGGCCGCTGCCGCCATCGGTACGACGTCGCCGAGTTGCTGAGCGAGTTCCTCGAAGGAGATGACGCCGTAGTTGACGGTCTGGAACATCACGTCCATGACGTCGCTGGCGTCGGACGCCGACATGCCGTACGCGTTCAGCACCCCGAGGACAGCGCGGGCAGAAGTCTCCGTCGTGGTCAAGCCAGCCGAAGCGCCCCGAGCCGCGACCTGGAGGATCTCCATGGCGTCCGCGCCATCGAAGCCCGACGAGACGATCTGGTAGAGGCCATCGGCGAGCTGGTCGGCTGTCTGCGGCAGCTCGGTGGACAGCTCGACGATCTGATCGGTGAAGGCTCCGACGTTCTCGGAGGTGATCTGCTGGGAGATCGTCAGCACGTTGGCCATCGCCCGCTCCAGCGAGATCGCCTGAGCCACGCCGACACCAAGAGCGGCGCCGATGAGCAGGCCGTTCTTTGCGGTCCGCGCAGCCTGGGCGCTCCGCGCAGCAGCCAACTGTGCTTCAGCCCGCGCGACTTGCTGCGCCTGTCGCTGCGCGTTGCGCGCGGCAGTGGTCTGCACCTCGTCCCGCATCCGCACTGCGGACACGGCACGGGCGTCGGCCGAAGCCGCGAGACCAGTGGCGCGCGTCGCCGTGGCCTGGGCCGCAGACGCACGCCGTTGGGCTTCGGCGTGCTCCTGGGCGGCGCGGGCGGCGGCCGTCTCAGCCGCAGCAGCGGTACGTGCGGCGGCTGCGGCCCCTGCGCCCGCCGTGGCCTGGGCGCGGGCGTTCATCGTCTGCGCCAGGGCCTGCGCCCGTGCCGCTCGTTCTCTCGTCGCCGCCACCGCAGCCTGTTCCGCTGCCGTACGGCGGGCCGCTGTCGCTGCCACCGCCTGCGCACGGCCAGCGCGTTCCTGGAGCATGGTGGTCCGCTGCACGGCCTGAGCCACCTGCGCCTGGGAGCGAACCATTTGCGCGGACGCGGCCACTTGGGCACGGGCCAGGTTGTCGCCGGCCACACGTACCTGGTTCAGCCGGGCGACCGTTCCGTCCAACTGCCCGTCAAATGCCCGGAGTTGGGTGGCTCCCTGTCGCAGACCGGTGGACAGCCCACCGGTTGACGCGAGCAGGTTGACGTACAAGGTGTAGGCACCAGCCACGTCAGGATGCCTCTCTGGGCCTCAGCCCGATCTTGAGCCCCCGCGCATCTGGTCCATCAGGAATGTGTTCGCGCTCCATCTCGATGACCTCGCAGCCCACACAGCGGTGGGGCTCGGCCACGTACGCGAAGCGGTCGCCGCCCTGGCTCTCGTCCCACTCCGCCGCCCGGGTCCCGCAGGTGTCACAGACGCTGCGCTGGTACGCGAGGTAGGCCATCGCCTTCGCCCGGTCCAAAGCCGTCCACCGGCCGTCCCCCGCACTCGTGAACTGCGAGTGCGGGAGTCCGTAGGCGTGGCACAGCTCCATCTCGGCCCTGAACTGGGCGTCGGCGATCAGCCTTTTCCCAGGTCTGCCCTCATGGTCTGGTTGACCAGCAACGCGGCCGTGAACAGGGCCTTGGCGTCCGCGTCGCTCCAGCTGTCGAGGAGTTCCTGCGCCTCCACCTCGCTCATGCCGTCCACCGAGGAGGCCGAAACGAGAGCGGCAGGGAAGGTCTCGACGTTGTACTCGTGGCCGAGATCCGCCTGCTCCTCCGTGGGGGCGTGCTCGCGAAGCAGTTGCTCCCAGGCGGGTCGCGGCAGAGCCCGGAAGGTGAGCTTGAGGGTTCCGGCTACCAGGGCTTGCCGGGCCTCATCCAGCACGGACTGGGCCGCCAGCACTTCCGGTTGAGCGAGCGCCCACTTCTCACGCTCGTCGGCTGGTACCTCCATGTCGGAGGCACGGCCAACGGCGCTGGTGCGGGTCTTGGCCATGTCGAGCGCCGCATCGGTGACGCGCTGCTTCAGGTTCTGGTCGTCGAGGAAGGACACCGCGCGTTCGGGAAGTCGACGGGCCCGCAGACGGGCCATCTTGGCCGCCCAGTGCGGATCGCGGGCAACGGCATCGGCCGGCGGTTCAACGAAGGTCGTAGTCATGCAGCACCCCCGCCGATCACGCCGCGGCCGGGACGGGCACGTCCTGGACGGGCTTGCCAGTCACGTTGAAGCTGACCTTGAACTTCGCCGGCTCGGAGGCAGTCGTGTACGTGCTCGACCGGGAGCCGACGCGCACCGGGAAGATGTCCATGGACTGCGACGCCGGGATGTCGCCCTTGCGGAGGATGACCACGTAGCCCTCGGTCCCCTTGGCGAGGAGCGTCTCCAGGGCGTTGTCGACCTTGTCCTCGTAGAAGGTGAGGCTGGAGTTGTCGGCCTTGTCCTCACCAGGGATGTTGCCGGTGAACTCGGTCGCCAAGTCCGGTGTATCGATGGGGGTGTTCTCGACGGCGAAGCCCTCGATGTCGCTGATGGCCGGGGACAGATCGGTCCCGTTGGTGCCGCCGAGCTCCGGACGGATCGGGATCAGTTGCTTCGAGACGATGTCCTTCAGGAAGAAGAACTTCGTGGTGCCGCGACGGGTGAACCGCTGCTGTGACACTGATTCTCGCTCTCCGGGAGCCGGTGTTCCGGAGCGCGCACACGCCGGGCCGGTCCCCATGAAGGGGGAATCGGCCCGTGCCGGGTGGCCGGGCGTCCGCGAGATGCCTCCGCGGTGAGGTAGCTGGAACGTCAGGACCCGAGACTGGTCACAGTGAGGACGTACCGCTGCACATAACTGTATACGCCACCGCTGACAGACATCCCTTCCTCCTTGTCCAGCTCGCGGTCGATCACGATGTACCCGGTGATGGTGATGGTGTTGACGTACATTCCGCTCACGCGCGCGAGGAGCGCGGTGCGGACCTTGTCGGCCATCCACTCGACCTGTTCGGCGGTTGAGGCGACCGAGGTGACCTGGACGAGCACGCGGGCGTCAGCGTCGCCATCGCCGTAGGGCGGGCCGCTCGTAGTCACGCCCAGCGGGTAGAGGACGCTGTAGGGAATCGTGGCGCCGGTGGGCGTACTTGATGCCGTGGGGGCGGTCCCGTACCCGCAGCTTCGGGCGGTTGCTGCGGCCAGTGTCTTCTGGATCGCGAGGGACACTTCTCTGCCGGAGACGGGCACTACTCCTCCTCTACTCCTGCGGGGGCGGCGATCTGTCGCCGGGCGGCGTGGCGGTCGCTCACGAGTCGTCGTCGATCGTGTCGCCGAGCGCGGCGATGAACAGCGGCCGGATCTCCTCGACAGCTGGCCCGACGTGCGGGTAGGGCGGCTGGTTGAAGACGCGCCCCAGGCTGTCGGCGCCGACGAAGCCGTACTCCAGGCGTCGGGCCTGGGGCTTGTTCGTGCCGACGACCGCCGTGACGGAGAGCCCGTCCGTGGACACCTCGTGCGTCCAGGAGCGCCGGTAGTCGCCCGTGGGCGCGTTGGGGCCCGGCCTGCCGCTGGCCTTGGCCTTGATCCTGGTCTCCAGCAGCATCGCGTAGTGCTGGACGGTGGCCGTGACCTCGGGCAGAGTGCGCGCCGCCCTGGCGTCGAGCTGCGCGGCGATCTGGAACGCGTTCGAGTAGGCGCCCGCCAGAGGGTGGGCGTTGGGGTGCGGATTCAGCGAGGACGCCACCGACTCACTGCCCGTCTTCCGGTTCCGGCTCGCCCCACTGACCGAGGGCCCACTCCCGCAGGAGGGCGAGCATGGCGCCGGTCAGCTCGTGCGGGTGGCCGTCCATGAGGTCGTGACGGTCGAGCGCGGCCTTCTCCAGTTCGGCGGGACTGATCGCGGACAGGAAGGCAGCCGCTGCCGGGCCAGGGTCCGGCGGGTCACCGATGACGACGTGCGCCAGGCCCTCGAACACACCGGTGGCCGTGGATCTCGGGGAGAGTTCGACGACCATCCGCGGTACGTCCCCCGCGCGGTGGGCCAGTGAGTATGCGGCGAGGTCCCGGGAGACGTCGTGACCGCCGATCTCCACGACGGCGGTTTGCCCCTGCCCGGTGACGCGCACCGACAGGGGCTCACCCTCGGGAGAGATAGGTTTTGAACTCTGATGTGTTGGCATCTATCTGAGGTTACGGGTATCCGGTGACAGCCCAGTTCGCCGACCGTCTACGGAGGGGTGATCTCGTCGAGGCGGGTCACCCGAACGATCTCGACCGTGGACGCCTCCGACGGGTCGAGGACCTGCCACACCCGATTCGCTGTCGCCGCGTGCTCGCCCGCTGCGACGACAACTTCAACGCGGTCGTACCGCACGGGAACGGGCGCCGAGATCGGCGTGAGGAGCCGATACCAGCTGACCGTGTCGTCCAGCCATTCCCGCCCGAGAACGTGCTGCGCGGTGACCTGTCCATGACCGGACAGGACAGCTCCCGGTCCCTCGTAGACCGGCTCCGCCGGCACAGACCCCAGGAGGCCTGTCGAGAGGTCGAGTTGAGGAGTTCCCGTTGGACGGGTAATCCACACCATGTCCACCAGCAGCGTCGCCTCCAGCCTCTCCCGCTCCGCCTCTGTGTCGATCGGCGTGCTCACGAGGTACTGCCCGACGTACTGGACTGGGTGTTCTGGTCCAAGAACGTCGTGCGGACCACGGCCAGAGTGGAGGTCTGTCCGACGTCGAGGACCCGCCACGTACGGCCGATCGCTGCCGAGTCGGCGGCGTTGACGACGCTCACCGTGTCCTCACGCGACGCCACTGGGGCGTCCAGAGGCGTGATCAGTTTGTACTTCGACGTGGAGTCGTCGACGTACGCCTGACCTTCCAGGTGCAGGACGATCCCTGGATCACCGTTGGGGAAGATCCCGCCATGTCCTTCGTAGATGATGATGGGCGGGCCTGGCTCGTACTGGCCTGTGTCCGGGTTGAAGATCGGCTCGCCCGCTCTGCTGATACGTACGGTGTCGGTAAGAATCTTGCGTTCGACCAGGGCGCTGACGGCCCCCAGCGTCAGCCCTTCAGTGGGTGTACTCATGGTCATGACTCTATTGGCCCGCGCCGACAACTCCAGTTGCCCTAAGGGCACTTCACCACTGCCCGAGCTTTCACTGGATGCCGGTCCCCGTGGAGACGGCCGACCGTCCGCTCAAGTTGGCGAGCCGCGGTCGGCATGCTGTTGGAGTGCGTACGTGCGTTGCTCGCTCAGGTGGGTTACGACGTACCGGTGCTGGGCGCAGTTGAGGGCGACGTTCTCGACTGCGGGTAATAGCCGGTCCTCCGCGTGGACGACGACACCGTCTTCCGCGTACCAGCGGACGGCATGGCCGACGAGACGGGCGGACACAAGCCGGGCCGTACGGCATTGCCATCCTGTCGCACTGGCGGCAAGAAGCTGGTCGGCGACTTCTCCGGGCGAGTGTTCGGTCGCGTCGGCGGTATATCCCTCCCGCAGGCCGAGACCGACAAGGACATCGTCAAGTACGTGCCCAGGGACCGGGGCCCAGCCGGTTGCCGCGACGAGTCGGCGCACGGCGGCGGCGCATGCCCGCGCATCCGGCGTGCCGTGGGTGCGGCTCGGGTCCCTGTACAGCACCACCTCTGCCACAGGGTCGTCGGCCGCACCTGGCAGGAAGGCCGCTACCGGCCAGGTGCGAGCCAGCTCGACAAGCGCGTGCCGGATTCGCTCGACCGGGGCCGGGGCGGGCAGTCGCAGTGA